AGGCGCTTCTCCAGTTCAGAGTACGCCTTAGCCAGTTCATCAGGACTCTGGAACTTCTCAGGAAGCCATTCAGGACGCTCCTCCACAGGCTGATCTTGGGCTGTAGCCTGACCGCCCTGCTCCTGAGCAACTGCTTGCGCCAGCGCGTCGGTCTCATTGTTTGTCTCTGCGGTGTCTCGAACGACTGTGATTTGCTGATGGTCTGCCATTACTGTTGCTTAAGCCTGTCCTCGGCAATGTTTCCTATGGTCTTCGCAGCCTGAGGCCCTGCCATGGTGAGCATCTGCTGCTGCATGGCCAGTTGCTGCTCCTGAGCAATCTGCTCCTCAGACTTGACCAGACCTGCCGTGTCGATACCGAGGGCTGCGGCACGGCGATTCATGTACTCACGGAAGTCTACATACTGCTGAAGCCCGCCGGGTCCCAGAATCTGGGCAATTCCCTGCAAGTAAACATCTAGGCGGTTCAGGTCATTGCCTCGACCAAGAGCGTCGATGCCCGTGACAATCGTGGGCGTGACCATCTTCTTGTCGATCTTGGGCATCTTCTTGGCCTTGGCCAGCCTGTCGATGATGCGGTTCACCAGAGGCAACTGGAACTCCTGCGAGAGCAGGCTGTAGATGCCTCCGAGTTGGCGCTCGATGCTCTGGGTGACCAGACGGATCTCCTCTGCCGTCACGCGCTCCGCATTGCGGATGGACGCCTCGGTCAGCAGGAAGGCGTAACTCAGGCGCTCGTTGATGGTGTTCATCGTCTGGAGCGCCACCGTGAGGTCAGCAGCCTTGGCAACTTGGAGAACACTTACGTCCGCTGCATTACCCTCGATAATCGCGCCGTTGGCAGACTGGGCCAGTTTCTTCGGACGGGTGGTCCCCACCGGGTTAACAAGGAAGAGGACCTTGGAAGAGGCTGCTGCCGCCTCGACAATGCTCTTCGACAGGCTTTCGAGGGAGACCAGATCACCGTAATACTGCTCAACGTAGCCACGACCGTAGTCCTCCCCGTCCACACGGTGCATCCGCAGCGCAAGGAAAGGATTCCGCTCCTCGGTGAACGTCGAGATGGAATCCGGCAGGATCGTTCCTGCGACCTCCTGATACACCTCAACCTTTCCTTCGGGCAGGCTGTGGGCACAGGTGTAGATGTCCACCGTGTCCTCATGGGATGCCATGCTGCTCTTGGCGATCATGGCCGCCTCTGGAGGCAGCATCGACGGGGCTACGGTCTCCTTGATCACGACCTTGCGGACCTTGCCCATGGGGCAACGCTTGACCACATAGCGGTCCAGACGGATGACCCTCATGGGTCCTTCATCAGGAAAGTACAGCAGCACGTTGCCGCAGACGATCAGTTGCTTGAGCGCCTCAAACAGGGCAACCCGGATGCTTTGGCCCTCGATGTCCCGCATGACCAGACGCTCCATCTCGGACAGGGTCTGCTCTGCCTCGCCCTTGGCCCTAGGGGAGATCGTCTGGAGATCCCGTGCAGCCTTGGGATCGATGACGAACCGGAAGAAGGGGGCATTGGGAGGCAGCAGGGACAGCAGCAGTGCGCTGGCAAGGTTATTCACGCCACGCGCACCTACTGACTGGTATGGGGTCGGGAACTTGTACGCGGTCTTGTCGCCCTCGTCGGGCATCAAGTGCGGCAAGGTCAGCCGAGAGCAGTCTCTGGCACGCTCTAGGTACGGGAACCTGCGGGTTTCAAGTTTCAGGTACAGAGCCTTGCCAGTTTCGTGCATGTCAGGTTCCCGGAATGTTCATGCCCGGAGAGGTGCCCATCTGGATGCGCAGACGGCGCTTGCCCTTGGACTGGAACATCTCTCCTCCAGCGACGGGCTTGGCAGGACGAGACTGGGTCATCATCGGTGCTGCCACGTTGGCCATCTGGGGAGGCTCTGGGAGTTGGGATGGAGGGGGAGGTGGAGGGGCGGGCCTTGGGCTGCTAAAGCACATTCTCGTTTTGCTCCTCTAAGAGGCGAATCAGGTATGTCACGACAGAACGCTGACCAGCCCTGTAATAGATCTCTGGAAGAGTTTCTTTCAGGTCTGCACACCGTTCTGGGTATGTCTGGTCAAGGAAGGTAACCACCTCCACAGGAATCCGTGGAATTGGCTTGCCTTCCTTAGAAGAGTCGTTATTCGCCATCTTTCTTGCTCTGGATATAGGCGTACAGGATCACCACATAGTTGATGACATCGAGGACCGTGTCCTTGACCGCCTCGTCCTTGACCCTGAACTCGCCTGTGGTGATGAAGGTCGATAGGCGTGACATCTTGTCGGTCAGGCGAACCATGATGCCTGCCTCGGTCTTGCAGATGCCCATTGCCTCGCACCGGGTGAAGTTGAGGAAGGGGTGCGAATCGTCCTTGCCTCCCGAGTAGTCGTGGTTCTTCCTCTCGGACAGGCTACGCGCTTCATCCGTGAGTTCCTTGTGCATTGCCAGCAGACGGGTTCTGTTCATGGGTTCCATAGTTTGATCTCCTTGGTTGCCCAATCGTACTCGCCGTGCCTGAGGATTCGCGCACATCGTGCCTGACTAAGGGCAAACTCGTCGTTGAATCCTGCGTTGCGGTACGCCTGAAGAACCTCCTCGTAGGTGCCCTCCTTCAGGATCTTGTCTGCCTTGACTGGGCCTATGCCCTCCAGACCCGGATACCCATCGGTCTTGTCTCCCGTCAGCGTCTGCATCAGCCAGTTGCGGTCTGCCTCCTGAACGGTCAGGCACCTTGGCTCATCGTCCTTGTCGGGGTTCCAGACCAGACCGGGGATGCAGTTCAGGTCCTTGTCCGACGAGATGATCATGGTCTTCTCGAAGTCGTTGGGACATTGCAGCAAACCGATCACATCGTCCCCCTCAAGGCGAGGCTCCATGATCACCCTGTACAGGTTCGACAGCAGTTCCCTCACGGCCCTATAGCCACACGGCTTGCGGCACGACTTGCGGTGAATCTTGTAGGCGGGGTAGATGTCCTTGCGGAAGTTGTCAGAACCCGTGAAGCCGAAAACAAGGTCAGTCGCGTTGAACCTGTTGGCCCACTCATTGACCTTGGCCTCGGTCAGAGCAAGAGCCTCCCTGACATTGCCGAAGGCACAGTCGAGGTCATCGTCAAGCCTCGCAACGTACTCGGTTGCAGCGCAGATGTTGTAGATCAGAATGTCGCCGTCAATCAGCAGTTTCACGACGCCTCCGCTTCTGCCGCCTTGGCGAGAACATTGATCAGGCCGAATGCCCCGTGCATCGTTGACTTGATGCAGATCGAGTACCCGTCCTCCTTGGATGTCTTGACGGCGAACCCGATGAACGCCATCTCGTCAAACCGCTTCTTCAGTTCATCGACCAGTTCCTTGGTGGTGATGTACTCAATTGGTGTAGACACGCTTAAGTCTCCTTACGTTTTCAATGTGACTAGTTTGCTCGTCACTTTTGGAATACCTTGCCTTCAACAGGTGAAACACCTGCGGGAACTTGATTATGGTGTACCTGCCCACCTCTTGCAGGAACCTGACTGCATTGTCCCCGTAGGCGCACCACACGAATACCCCGGGGTTCTTCTCCCTGACCTTGCCTTTCCAGATGTTGGACAGCATGAGCAGAACCCCGAGATGCTTATTGGTTATCTCCACGGTAGGCGTCCGGTTCCACCTGATGCATCCCTCGCCATCAAGCAGCCCAGCCGCATAGGCTCTCAATGTGTTTCTGCCCAGTTGGCACCGATCCGGTATTCGCCGTCTAGAGGGCATCTGAAGTTGAAACCCTTTCCAGCCTTGCGTATGGCATCGACCACGATGCTACCGACTTCGTGTGCGTACTCGGGCGTGGAAACAAACTGATACTCGTCGTGCACCGCAGCCACCTGCCAGCACCTGTTGGGATCGATGGCGTTGTACGCAATGATGCACGCCTGCTTCATCACGACTGCACCCGCTGACTGCAACAGGGTGTTCAGCGCAGCGTGCTCGGATCGTGGGTACAGCGGTCTCCCGTCGATGCCCTTGATCCACCCACGGCGTGCGATTGTCGTGCTGACGGTCTCCTTGAGTTTCAGGTAGGCGGGGACCTTGGCCTCGAAGTTGGCCCGTGCGTTGGCTCCAGTCCTCTTGGATCCGCCAAGGACGATCCCCAACTTCTCGTTGCCTGCACCGTAGATCAGCGCGTAGATGGCTCCCTTGGCCTGATTGCGTGCCTTCTTGTGCTCGGTGTTGTTCTTGTCCATCACCTCGGACATGGCCAGACCGAACGCCTGTGCGTTGGTCCAGTGGATGTCACCCGTGGTCACAGCCTTGGCGTACTCGCCATTGTCGTACGCACCAAGGTAATGCGCGAGGCACCGCAGTTCCAGACCTGATGCATCCACGCCAACCATGACCATTCCCGGCGGTGCGATGAACAGTTTCCTGTACTCGGGATCCGTGGGAACCTGAGCCATGTTGGGCCTGCTGTGGGTGCACCGTCCGGTCAGGGCACCGTTGGTGTTGACCCTGCCGTGGATCTTGCCTGCCTTGGTGACCACCCTGAGCCACGCCTCCTCGCCGTCTGCCAGTTGCCCGATCCGCTTGCCCAGCGTCAGGTACTCGGCCAGCACAGCAGCCTCGGGGTAGTCAAGGGCAGCAAGGACAGCCTCGTCCACCCTTGGGCGTCCATCTGGAGTAAACTCGGTCGGCTCCCACCCGTGCATCGTCTTCAGCCTGTCTGCAATCTGCAAGCGAGACCCGGGATTGAAGACGGTGACCTTGGGCTTGAGGACCTTGTTGGTCTTCTCGGAGATCCTCTCCTGCACGATGGGAGGAAACATCTTCTGCATCTCCTGCTCGATGTCCAGCATCCTCTTGCGCAGTTCTGCGTGCAGACGTTCTGCCGCTTTAACGTCAAACGTGATGCCTGCCCTCTCCTGCTCCTTGATGATCTGCGCGAACAGCATCTCGATGTCCAGAGCCTCGGTCGCTCCGGGAAGGCTGGGGTGCTTGCCTAGGTGCCTGTGCAGGGCGCGTGTCAGTACAACGTCATTACGGCAGTACTCGTCAAGCATCGGGCCAGCCGTGAAGTCACCCCCGGTTGTCTTGGGGAACTTGAGTCGGTGACCCCACGCCTTGAGCGAGTGCAGCCCCACCAGTTCCTTGGGCATGGTGGGATCCCTGTAGTCCTGATCCGCAAGGTTGGTGTACAGCAGCCTAGAGGCAACAGCGGTGTCGAAGACACGATGCTGCCCTAGGCCAAAGCCGTACAACTTGGTCAGGGCGGGAAGATCAAAGCCGATGATGTTGTGTCCCACGATTGTGCCGGGACCGCAGAGGATCTCAATGCCTTCCTCTGGCGTCACGGTTTGCGGTTCCCCGTCGTTGATGCACACGCCGAACGAGCGGACCTCCTTGAGGTCGCTCAGGTGCATCCAGTCCATCAGGGGATTGGTCTCGATGTCAAAGTAAATGATGTCCATGTCTCTCTTTCCTTTTTGTCTAGGATCCTAGACAAGGCTGCTTTCGTCAAACCCTGCCTGCCGCAGCGCACGTTCAACCCTGTAGCGCATCCTGCGGTAGATGCCTCGGGCTTCCTTCTCGGTGATCGGATCGTCTGGGTTCCTTTCCGTGTACAGCCTAGCGACCTCTGCCCATGAGCGATAGGGGGTGATCTCCGACATGTCCTTGGGCTTGGGCCTGTTGCCGTACCCGTGCAGCACGATGTAGGAGACCAGTTGCGGACTGACCTTGAACATGCGAGCGATCTCGATGTTCCGCATGGTCTTGGACAGTTCGCGGATCTGGTCTGCCTGCTCCTGACTGAGGCTTCGGGGCTTCATCCTTCTCCCTCGTACAGGGCACGCTCAAGCGAGACATGCAGCAGCGCACGAAGCCGGATGACCTCGTCCTGAAGTTCGTTGATCCTGTTCCTCAGCCGCTCGTTGTCTTCCCTGAGGTCTGCCAGTTCGATGATTGGATCAGAGTTCGTCATCTGTTGTCTCCATTGCGAATTCCGCGAGTCTGCCTGATTCCTTGAAGTAGCGAAGAGATCCCGCAATTCCCGTATCTCCCGTGAAACGATTCTTAAGCACCCTGAGTACCAGTTCATTCGGTGCGTCTCCTTGCTGGTTGCGCTCCATGCCAATCACAGCATCAGCAAGTTGAGCGATTGAGTGCGAGCCTCTCAGTTGGGCTAGGGAGGTTGATGCGCCCTCCTCATGCCCACGGTCCCCATCGGGCCTGCGAAGGTGGGAGACCACGAACATTGCCGCCTGCGTCTCCTCGACAAGCGAGCGCAGCGATGTCATTGCGTTGTCGATCAGCCTGCGCTCGTCCCCGTCACCAAGACCGGACACGACGATGGAAAGGTGGTCAAGGAAGATGTACTCGCAGCCGCACGACTTGATCATGTACCTAGTCCGCGCAAGCAGGTTCTCGGGATCAACCGATCCGAAATGGTCGAACAGCACCACGTTGGACACGGTCGCCTCGAATGCCTCTCGCTTCTGCTCGTTGGTGATGTCACGGTCCTCCCAGAAGTACGGGGGCGTGTTGAGGTGGATGCCCATCAGGTTCCTCGCGGTCCTCTTGACGGACTCCTCAAGCATCAGCAGGCCGACCTTCTTGCCGTTGCGGATCAGGTGGCAGACCATCTCACGGCACACAGAGGACTTGCCGATGCCCGTACCTGAAGTCAGGACAACAAGTTCGCCTTTCCGTATGCCCAGCAACTTCTCGTTCAGGGCAGTCCACGGATATGGGATCGAGTCGTTCTGGTCCTCGGTCGTGACAAGATCCCACAGGTCCGACCCAAGAACAACGCCATCAGGACGATAAGCCTTGGCACCATAGACAGCATCGATGACACGCTTGCCCTCCCCTGCGGTGTAAGCCTCATTGGCATCCTTGTACCCATGAATGGTTCCGATCTTGGCCTTGCCGGGGGTCAGCAGCATGGCGCATTCCTTGGCTGCCTTGCGACCCGGCTCATCATCATCGAACATGATCACGACAGAGTCGAACTTCTCCAGCCACTCAAGGTTGCTCTGGAAAGACTTGAATGCGCCTCCTGCACCTGTGGGTATGGAGACCACGGGCCATCGGTTGCCGAACAACTGGCTGACCGTGAGGGCATCGATCTCCCCCTCGGTCACCGTGACCATGCGTCCCCCGTCTCTCCACAGGTGTGCGCCATACATGGACATCCCCTTGGACTCCCCAAGCACGACAAAGTCCTTGGAGGGGAAGCGCAACTTCTGCGCGATCACCTTGCCCTCCTTGATGTACTGGGCTACCTGAACGGTCTGGCCGTTGAAGTCCCCGAGGCCATAGCCCCAGAACCTACAGGTGTCCTCGCTGATCCCACGCTTCTTGAGCGCCGTGTAGTCAACGTCGATCAGGTTGCTTGCTGCCTTGGACACTTCCGGCAGTGGCTCCCCCGTCCCCGTCTCGTAGTACTTGCACCCAAAGCAGTACCCATGCCCATCCGAATAGCGGGCTAGGTTGTCCTGCGACTTGCAACTTGGGCAAGCCTCATGCTGAACGAACTCCGATTCTTTGTGTTGCATACGCTTTCCATTCGATTTCGATTCGCGGTTCCTTGCTGTACGCCTTCTCCGCAATGATCTTCATAATCTGGACATCGTCCTTCCACGCCCATTCGTTGAGCGCATCAAGGATTGCCTTCTGGTGGTTGTCGATGTCGCCCTTGGGCCAGACGTTGGTCGGCTTCTTGGGGCTGCGGCAGAAGAACGTGACGATCACAATCAGCGGGCAGGCCATAGGGCAACCCTTGGGCTTTTTGACGGCACCAAGGGCTGCCCTTGCCTGCTTTCTGAATCGCTCATAGGTCTTCCCGTAGTAGGCACCCCACCTCGTAACCCGTGGTCTTGAGGCGGGTGTAGGGTCAACCTTGAGGGTCAACTTCAGAAGTCATCTCCGTCTGACTCCTCGGTCGCATCATCCTGAGCAACGGGCGTGTCAGAAGCCGTGCTGTAGCCGTCCGTGGCCTTGAACCCGAAGGCATCGAATCCGCCATCGGGGGTGTACTCGCGCAGTTCGCAGATCTGGACTGCACGCATCCTGAAGGTGACTCCAGCGCCAACCATGGCGGTGAAGTAGGGAACCAACTCGAACGCCACGCGGATCTTGCTGCCGCTCCCGATGCTCGGGGGGTTGGCGATGGGGTTGCCCTTGGCGTCGAACAGCGCAGGCTTCTGGTCCCACGACTTGTCATCCGAACCACCCTTGGCCTTCAACTTGAACTTGAACCGCAGCATCCCGTCCTCGGTCTCCCTGATGGACAGGTCTGCACGCTTCAACTTCTTCCCGCCGCGCTGCTCACAGGTCTCGGCATAGGCAACATCGGCGGCCTTCTTGATGGACGCGACGAACGCCTTGACTTCCTTGTCGTTGGGGTCAAGGTCAAGGTCCACCGAGTAGACGCCGTTGGCATCGAACTTGGTGTCTGGCTTGACCAACTTGGGGTAGACCGCAACTCCGAGGGGTGATGTGACGCGCTGGGCCTTCTTCTTCACTTGCATTGTGTTTCCTTCCTGAACTCCTAGTTGAAGTAGTACTTGGAGTCCATGACTTTCGATATGTCCAGAGTACCGTACTCGGGAACATCTGGAAGTATAGCACCCTTGGGCAGGAAAGTCAACACGCCCTCATGGAACTCCCTAAGGAGGTCTCTTGAGAAGATCTCTACCGTGGCAGTGCGGACGGCATTGGCGACCACAGGATGGTCCCCTGCTAGGCACATGATCTGGTCGTGGACAGCACCAAGGTGGTGGATGCCCCTAGAGGCGCACAGGTTGACCGTATGGCCGAGGAGACCGCCAAAGCCGTCCAAGGAGTGGATGTAGTTGGCAGGCCCTCCATTGAGCGCCTTGCGCTTGGACTGGCGTCCGTTCTCCTGACGCAGCGACAGCACCTTGGCCTTGGCTCCGATGCGCGTGGATACGGTGATCCGGTCATAGTTCTCGTAGCGCATCCGCACGGGGAACCCGATTGGGGTCATCCAGAACGGGGTCACATCGTTGTCGATCAGCGTGCCGATGCATGACCTGATGAAGTCCATTCCCTTGCGGGCGGAACCGACAACGTCACCGATGGATTCCCAGATGATCTTGCCAAGGAAGACCACAGGCTTGTACGTCTCAAGACCCCATGGGTTATAGCCTGTCTTCCTGCTGCGGTCCTCGATCCACTCGCGTGTATACGATATGCATGAGTGCTGGGTCAGCCCATAGGGCAGCGTCATGGTCTGGCGCTTGGTGGTGGTTCGGTCGATACCGAAGGTAAGCAACTGGCTGGCCAGCGGGTCCGATGACTGCTGCAACTTGGCGATGACTGCGTTGGCGACGAACTGGTAGGGATCGCTGGGCTTGTCCGCAGGGAGGACATTAGTTGCCAGCCCAGCGACGGGATCACGCAGCAGCATGGCATAGATCTGCAATCCCTGCGTGGTGGCGTCCATGGCGATGGGCAGGCTGGAGACGAATCCCTGCCCATGGTCCCACATTCCCACCAGTTCCTGACATGCGGCGACGAATGCGAATGGCTCGTCTGCCTTGGTCCATTCCCTGTTGCCATAGGGATCCCTCGCGATTGACTCGATCAATGATCGGTTCTGCTCGATCCACCTGATGCGGAAATCGATGGACTCCTTGTCGATGCCGAACTTGTTGGCGGTGTGGACATACAGGGACTGGGCCTGATCGTCGGTGCTGATGGGCTTGCCATCGGAGAACCGCAGCATTGCCTTGGCGTATGACACGCCCTGCGGATGCAGGTACAGCGGAAGCGGATACCCACGGCCACGGAAGTCCAACTGGTGGGGGAACCACAGCCTTCCGTGATTCACCATCTTGTCCGTGACGAACATCGTCTTGAGCGCAAGCAGACGCTGGGACTCGTAGGACTCGTTGAGGAAGTGGATCTTGGCCGCAGCCTTGCGCCACTGACGGCGGGAATCCTGATTGGTGTCGATGTCATCAGGTCTCGTCGGGATCGGCTCATCACGCGATGGCGGCAGGGCGTCGATCTCCAGACCGTCCTTCCAGCACTGCCTGACCAGATCCCGTATCGAGTGGTTGACTGCCCACGGAGTGTTCTGGATGAAGTTCACCGCCGAGTACACATCTGATGACAGTGAACCAACGAGCGATTCCTGATACGCCTTGTTGCGGCTCTTGACCAGAGGGCGTGGCTTCCACTCCATCGAGGAATATCCACCTACCCACGGGTTGTTCCATTGCAGGGGACGCTCAATGGTGGGCAGGAACATCGGCTCAAGTGCTTCGTGGTACTCATGGCATCCACGGACCCACTTGCGTATGTCAAGTGCAGCCTGAATGACGCAGTACTTGCGACCACGGGCATTCATCTTGGTGATGATCTCTATGACCCCAGTACGCGCAGCGAGCATCTCGATCAGCAGCAGGCCAACGGCAAGGGCGTCTGACTTGGACCACCTCTTGGTGACCAGATCGACTGCACGGGCGGCATCACGGGCGAACCGACGCTTGAACTTCTGGCCTACTGACTTGAACGTGTTCTTCTGAACCGAGCGGAGGAAGTTCGGAGACTTGTCGGCAAGTTCGTCAAGCAGGATCTCGTCCTCGATGGCACGACCAACGGCGATGCATGTCCCCGTCAGCATCCGCTCTGCGGACAGGGCATCGATGACCACCTTGGAGGCGATGACGGCGGCTTTCTTGGAGTCGATCTGCTGTAGGAAGGGAAGGCAACGGTGCTTGCGTCCCGGACCTGTGGATGCCTTCTGTGTCCACCTGTCGATCTCGGCGTGCAGTTCGGTGGTGCACCGATTCAGCAGCATTCGACCGGGGATCGTGTTGGACTCTGCGGCAATGTGGCTCGCCTTGTTGGCCCGGTTGCGATATCTCTGCCGCCCCAGTTCCACCATCTCCTCGTCCAGTTTCGATTGACGCATATCTAAAGTCTAGCGAAAAGGCGTCAGTCTAGGATCCTAGACAAATAAAAAAACCCCCCGCCATCCGAAGATGACGAGGGGCCGAAAGGAAAGGAGAACACCCCGTTGGAGGTGCACCCCAATCCTATCTCACGCCAATGCGTAGTGCTCGCGCATCATGCGCTCCATCCCCATGATCCGTCGTGGGGCCTCGACCGGGCTGACCTCCTTGCACAGGTGCGTGTAGGCGTTGTGGACATTCCACAGCACCGGGCGCTCCCGCGTCTCGTACTCGAACGAAGGAGCCATGGACTCCTCCACAAGATCCACGACCTTGGTCCGAGGCAGGAGGTTCGACTGGGCGAGACGCACAGCGAATTCCGAGACGTTGGTACGGTTGAACGGCACTTCCTTGAGCCGCTCGTAGAAGTGGGCAGCCTTGCCGACCTCGACCTCGAACATGTCGATGGTGCGGGTGATCAGGTACGGAAGACGATCCCAGACCTTGGCTGTGTGCTTGGTCTTCAGGATGTGATCCGCGAAGATGCACCCGTTGGTGCAGGCGAACACGGTCGATCCGAACAGCAGCCGAATGGCGCGGCTCTGGTCGTAGGAGTTGATGACCCCGATCTCCCACCCCATCTCGCGATCCGATGGCAGGCGGTGGCTGATGACCCGCATGGTGGAGATGAACCACGGGTTCTTGCGGTGCATCTGGTGGGTCTGCCACTCCATGACATAGCCGTAGTTCTGCACGGTGTCGGTCACGCGCTCCCACAGGTCACCCTGCGAGACAGGGCAGTATGTGGGCGTAGCCACGGGCATGGGCACGGTGGCGAGATCCTTGATGTTGGTGAATGTCTTGCTCATTGTCGTTTCCTCTCGGTTGTGTCTAGGAGTCCTAGACGGTTTCACTTGCGCCTGCGGCGACGAGCCTTGGGCGGATCATTGATGACGTTGGCAACGAGATGCTCCTCTCTGTCGGTCAGCCAAGAACCGTGGTGCTCAACTCTCCAAAGCACCAAGTGTGCGAAGTTGAATGCTCTCTCCGTATCGGAGGCGTTGACGGCGTCAACAACCTCGGCAACGGTGTCTGTGAGGGTGAACCTGCTCATAGCAGGATGTTACCATGAGTTTGCATTTTGTCAATGTGCGTGGCTTTGAAGGTATGCGCACCCCACCTCCAACGAAAGGTCAGATGGATGTGCGCTCGGACGAGACGGAGTTGATCAGCCGCTCGATGAGTGCGTCGATAAGAACCTTTCGGAAG